ATTATACGGTGCCGTCGGTCAGTTGTCAACCATCAATGATCAAGATTCTCACAGGGGACTCTCTCCCATTCAGTCCAGGTTCTGACGTATCCACGTCTCCATCTATTACCTGGTATGTATTCCTCACGATAGACCCTTACATCACACATCGGGATATAAGGGCGATGATAATGATAGTGTCGTTCAGTTCTAAAAGGTTCCCAAAACTCTCCCCAAGTTATTGCCTGAGCAGGAAGAGAAAATAAAGAAATGAAAAGAACTAACAGTGGTTTCATTAATCTCTTTGTCTCCAATCGTCTGGTTTATCATCACCAAACCATTCTACAATGTCATCAGCACCCGTAAATCTTCCGTGACCAAATCGTTCGTGACCCAATCCACCTATATCTAGTTGATTAAGAAAGTCATCCATTGCGTTCATATCGGGATTCTCAGCTTTGCGTCTTGCTTGACGCAGAATTGTTGCAGCGGAGCGATTTGCCTTCGCAAGTTTTTCTGCCCAAATCATTTCATTAAGTTCAACCGTTTCTCTTCTGACTATCTTTTCACAGATCGCCTCAAGACGGAGGCGATATTGCGTTGAAAGCATATGTGATCTCCGAAAGGCTATTTGATTCTAGATTCCAAATCGTTGATACGATTAAACTCTTCATACGCTCGCTCTGATCTTTCAGAAAGAATGTCAGCCAGATCATTGAGTATAGTTTCATTACCAATCTGTTCGTCAAGATACTTGTCAATCGCTTCTTTCAAGTATCTTTTACGATGCCATTCAGTTGTGTAAGGTTTATAATTTGACATAATGAAAAATGAAAGGGATTACATAAGACAGTCATCGACAACCACAACTTCTATTTCTGCGTCTTTTTTGTACCACTCAGAAAACTCTTCGTAGATAGAAGTAGCATCATCAACTTGATCACTGTTTACCAGAAAATTCATTCTGGCTTGTGTCCAATCCATTACGGAGTGAACGTTATCTTCCATTCGTTGGAATTCTTCAGGAGTGCTGTTGACTGGTTGGAACATAGTAGTCCTTTTTCATGTAACGGCCTAGTATGTTGCTATTATAGAAGGCAGGTGACCCATCTGTCAACTGCTCTGTCAATACATTATTTAGGAAGAGCTGTTTTGTTTCTTCGTAATTACAATGACCCTTTGTTTTATGCAAGCTTAAAATTTGTCTGGTGAACTCTGAGTGACCGTAGAGTTTGACATCCTCTTTGAGTTCAGGGCAGGAACCGTAATATGTTTTCCAATCGGACTCTGACTTAACTTTTCTAGATTTTCCTTTTGGTGTGCGGTAACTCCAAAAATATTTTCTACCAAGATAGCTACGACCAGTTTGGTTGCAATGAATATGATATACAAAACCAAAATAATCTTGAATATGATCTGAATCAAATACTCTCCCATCGTATTGCCAGGGATTCTCATAACTCATATAGCTTGGTAGCTGTTGAGCCTTATTTATTTTTCAACCCTGACAGAGTTATTATAGTCACAAAAAAAGAGGAGGCAAGGCCTCCTCTGGATTATGAGTAATTTAAAAGTTCTCTACAAGTCCTCTTGCAAATTTGTGTTTTATCGTCGCAATCAATCAAACAATTAAAGTAGTCATTAATTAGATCGTTTTGTTCATTACAATAGTCCATCGTTTCATTTAAGGTCCTCCACTCAGCTAATTGATTGTGGGAAATTAGATTGTGCATAATAACCTCTGATGCATTAGAACGAATAACGAAAAAAGTTACATCGGATACACCACTCATTGACACACTATCTAGGTGTGTTTATGTTAATTCACTAACATTTGTGTCTTTTTAATATATCTTATTGCAAGTATCAATCTGTTTCTTCTGCCTTACGCGGGGTGAAAGGAAAAATATCATATTTTTGGCTTATTCTTCTTTGCCTAGGATCTTTTTTTTCTGGATCGGTTGTTTTATTTTGTGTTGATCCATCAGTTGGATTATTTTTTTGTTCAGGAGCCGCCTGATCTCCATTAGCCTCCATAGTAAATCGTTTTAAAGCGTAAGCTTCACGAACAAACTGTGAGAAGGCTTTCATTGAATTACTTATCTATTGAAATATTTATTCCAATCACGTTTCATAGCACCAAGACCCCAGGCTTCAGACAGACTCTTGGGGCCATCTTTCAAGAGTTTGATTTGATATGGAGAGAGATTGGGCTTTCTCTCCATATAATCCTGTCTCCAAGTGATTTGATCAGAGTTTGAATCCACTGAAAGTGTCCTTCTTAACATCTTGTTTGATTCCTCCCACAACATAGCTTTCCACTTCGGTCTCCTGGGGCGCGACTTGCAGACCCTTGGATGAGATCCAGTGTTGCGTCCAGGGCAGAGGGTTGTTGTTGGCTGGAATATCAAAGAGAGGTTTCAGACCAATGGCTTTCAGTCTACGGTTTGCAATCCATTCAACATACTGACCTAACAGTTTGTCGTTGAGACCGATCATCGAACCGTCTTTGAACAAATATTCAGCCCAGGTCTTTTCTTCCTCTACACAATCACGGAACATCTGATAAACGTTTTCCTCTTCTTGTTTAGCGATGATTGTCATATCTGGATCATCACCCTCACGCCACTTGTTCATAATGTTCTGCGTGAGAACAAGGTGTTGGTTCTCATCTCTGGCAATCAGGGAGATGATCTTTGCAGAACCCTCCATCAGTTTAAGTTCACCAAAGGCAAACGAACACGCAAAGGACACGTAGAAACGAATCCCTTCCAGAATATTGACGTTTGCAACTGCACGGTAGAGTTTCCTCTTGAGTTCAAACAATGTGTCTCTCGCTGCGGGGACACCCTCTAGATTGTGTTCCCACTGACTCCCACTCGCCCATTGTTGTGCAGAACGAATAAACTCATTGTATGCAGAGGTTACACTCTCTGCACGTCTCACGATATTTGGATCCTCAGTGATCGTATCAAAGATCTCTGATGGGTCTGGATAGATGTTCTTGATGATGTAGGTGTATGAACGAGAATGGATCATCTCCATAAACTCCCACACCGTCATCGATGCCTCCAGTTCAGGCAGAGAACAGAATGGAATGAAAGCCATTCCAGGGCCTCTACCTTGAACACTGTCTAACATAATCTGATACTTCAGATTAGAGGTGTAGATGTGTTTCTGTTCGGGTCTTAGAGATTGATAGTCACCACGATCCTTCTGTAGAGACACTTCCTCAGGTCTCCAGAAGTATCCAAGTTGTTGTGTTGTGAGTTTATCGAAGATCGGGTATTTGTAAGAGTCGTACCTCTGTACACCTAGAGGCTTACCAAAGAACATTGGTTGTTTCTTAGTATTTACTTTTTCTGGGTTGAATACAGTCATACCTTCGATGACTGGCTTGGTTTCTGAAGTAAGTTTAAACTGCACAGGACTCACAAATCTCCTCCTCTTTTACTAGCAATTGGCTGATTATCTCATCAATATTATCCTTCGTCTCTACTTCATCCGTCTTGAGATCATGAGTGTTGTGATAATAAGAAGTTTTCCAACCATACTTGTATGTAGTCAAAAAGTCTTTCGCCATTTCTGACACTGGGACTTCATTATCAGGGTAGTTCTCTGGATTGTATGACCAATTACCAGAGATGGCCTGATCAAAGAACTTCTGCATCACTGCAACGATTTTGATGTATCCATCATTCGATGGCATATCCCAGAGAAGAGTGTAGTTATTCTTGAGAGAACCAAACTGGGGAACGATCTGTTTGAGCGGCCCCTTCTTGGACTTTTTAATGGACAAATAATCTCTAGGTGGTTCGATTCCATTGGTTGCGTTTGACACAACGGAACTGCTCTCCGATGGCATCTGTGCGGACAGTGTGCTGTGCCGTAGGCCGTGTTCCAGGATTGATGCTCTAAGACTTTCCCAATCATAATTGTAGGTGGGTGGCACCAATTCATCTACATCCTTCTTGTATGTATCAATCGGCAGAATACCGTCGGAATACTTAGTCCGACCAAAGTCGTGACAGTATCCTTTCTCCTTTGCAAGTTGGTTGGATGACTTGATCAGATAGTATTGGAACGCCTCAGTCAAATCGTGGACCAGTTGTAACGCACCAGGATCATCATAATGTTCCCCGTGACGTGCAAGGTAGTGTGCAAGTCCAATGAACCCGATGCCAAGGGATCTACGCGCCTTCGTGGCTCGTTCTGCAGCTGCGACAGGATACTCTTGATAGTCGATCAGTTCCTCAAGACCACGCACTGCAAGATCACAGAGTTCCTCTAGTTCATCCAGGCTCTTGAGTTTACCTACGTTGATTGCGGAAAGGATGCACAGAGCGATTTCACTTCCAGAATCATCAATGTGATAAAGAGGGTAGGTGGGAAGAGTGATCTCCTGACAGAGATTACTCATATAAACGTGATCCTTGAACGAGGAGTGTGAGTTACAGTGGTCAATGTTCATAATGTAGATACGACCCGTCTCAGCCCGTTCTTTAAGGAGATTGAGAATGAGTTCTTGTGCCTTAACAACTTTTTTCGGAATGGACGTATCCTTTTCATATGCAACGTAGAGGTCATCAAACCTAGAGTTTCCAAAGCAATCATAAAGTCCAGGTACATCATGTGGGGAGAACAAAGTAATCTCACCGTCTTGAATGAATCTTTCATAAAACAACTTACTAATTTGAATGGAGTAGTCAAGTTTACGGACGCGATTATCTTCCGTACCCTTATTGTTTTTCAAGACTAGAATGTCTTCTATTTCTTGGTGCCAGATGGGGAAGTGGACTGTCGCGGATCCACCTCGTATGCCATTTTGCGTGCAA